GCCGCATAAAGCACAACTAAATAAACCTTATCTTCAGGAAACCACTTTATATTGCTATTGCTGTATACTAAAGCTCCTCCACTTCCATTTTCTGGAGTATTATTTACATATAAAACTTTAAATTTATTGTCTGCTGCGCCACCAGACGATGGGTTCTCAGGCGCTGGGAAAACATGTACATTCCTATTTTGTGTTACCATATACACAGGACTGTACTTAGATGCATAGTAAATACTATTCTTATCTGTAACTCTAGATTGTAAATCAGGACTAATTCTAGCACAAGCTCTCCAATCATTATTTGTGCCAGTCTCTCTTAGTACTGTAAATATTCTAGTAGATCCAGGATTAAAACCATTATCTGTTTGCTCGCTACTCTCTCTCAAATAATCAGAAGCCTCATCAGGCTTTAATTGAACTATTCTATTAGAGACTTCAATAACTCCATCATTAATAAATTGAGTCACCTCTCCTGTCGTAGGAGCTGTTCCTATCGTCAATCCTGTCAATCCTTCTATTTGTGCTTGAAATGTTGCCATATTCCCCTTAATTACCTACCCCTCTAGAGAAGAACCCATCTTCTTTAGAGAGGTAGGATTTATTACTTTACGCTGTTACTGAACTGCCATTATAGAAAGCACTCCCATCACATGCAACGTCACAACATTCGCCTGCTGCATTTATTGTCACACCATTGACCGTTGAAGATCCAGTATGATGAATAAATTTAGCATGCCAGCCTGCACCAGCATCAGCTGCTGAAGGCAATGTTACGGTTGCTGCATTGACTAGGAATATCTTTCCACTATCGCTAGCAGTAAGAGTAACAGAACCATCAAGAGTAGAGACATAACTTCCACCCCATCCAGCTCTTGTACCATTTTTACTATTAGCCATTGTCTACCCCCTTACGCTGTTACGTGTGAAGCTTGATCACTTGGAACAGCTGGAGTTTCTATGTACCATACCTGCACATTTACTTTACCTGCTGTAGCAGTAGTAGTAGCTATAGTAACATCAAATGTATCAGCCGCTGAGAGATAAACTGGAGCAAAATACTCCGTTCCATCGCAATTCGGACCAATATCAAGACCTAATGTTACTGCAGCTTTAGCAAGTACGTCAGACATCATAGATGTTCCTGTAAAGCCCATACTAACATTCATACCACCGCCAGAAGTCGCTGCTTCTGTAACATTAGCATTAAACGTCAATATAATTGAGTCTGCAGGAAATGATTCAGTTGTTGCTGTTCCAGCAGCTTGAGCTCCAAAATCAACCTCAAACTGTTTACATTTGATTCTGCTTACCAGATCAACAGCAGCATCTGCTTTGTTTTGTCCATATAAAGGATTAGCCATAACTTATCTCCTTATACCCAAAGGGCGTGTGTTTCAGGACAGCACCATTCCATACCAGCTTCGGTAAGGATTTGGTCTACTCTACGATCGACCCCTGAGTTCTCTAAAGTCTGAACTCCTACGTAGACACCTGTGTCTCTGTTAATACCATTACCAACCAATGGTCGATAAGAACAATATTTCATATTAATACCTAATATTTTAATATTTGTTCCATCTAGGTGAACGTTTCTTGCAACATTCATATCACCATATACGGTTGAAATAGTTGAAATATCTACACCAAACACTTTCTTCTTACCAGCAAAGCCCATATCAGCTCTTAGATTAGAAGAAGTTTCTAAGTTATTTTGGAAATAACCAGATAATTTGTGTAGCCAATTGTATACTGCTGTTGAACAGAAGAATACAGTAGCACTTGCATTATTATATCTAGGATCTAATAAAGCAGACATATCATCTAAGAAACTGTCTTGTGTTTTAGTTGCTAAATCTAAACTAAATGAGTTACCATAAGTTGAGATAAAGTCTACAGCACCTTCAGTAGTATTAATACCACTAGTAGTAGCTTGTTTACCAAACAATAAAGATTGCTCAATATCCCATTTATGTTCAATTAGTTTTTCTTTCCAGATTCTAGCCCACTCATTACCTTCGTACTTAAGAACAGTAGCTCTATCTGTATTATGCATTACTGCAGAAGTTTTCCAGATTTGAGTTTGTCCATTAGAAGTACTCCAAGGTTGATCAGCCCATGTTTCTGGGTAACCAGTACCAACTCCGTGAGCAGAACCTACAACATAAGATCTGTATGGCTCTAAAGACTCAGCAGACTGAGCTACTGTAGTACCTGCAGTTGCAGATGAACCTACAATCGATATAGCGTCCATAAACTCAGCAGCTGCACCTGAACCTTTTACGCAAGTAGCATTAAGTATTGCATAATTAGTTTGAGATGTTAAGTCTACTGTATTTATTCGCCAAAGCGAGTAGTCAGTTGGAGTTCCATTAGTTGTGCCAGTTGCAAATTTAATTATTTGACCTGGAACATAAAACTGAGGTTGTGTTCCAGCTTCTCCAGCACAATATGTTATTGGTTGTCCCATGATGTTTTGCATGTTACCATCTGAGTTGTAATCTGTATACATTTTAAATGTAAACACACTAGAACCAGCAGTAGCTGTATGTGTTGCTGTATCTGGGTTTGAAGCAGGCGCTGGAATTGCAGCGTCACTGTAAGAATCCATGTAAGCATAACGCTTCATGTAGGACTGCCTTCTTTCAGTAAATTTGAAATTAGGATCGTCCGTAGGTTTTTTACTGACCATAGAAACGAATCTAAAAAACGGATCTTGTGCTAAGTTTAACTCTGAAACATAATCTCCAAAGTTATACTTACGTCTCAGAGCACCCGTATTGGTTGCTTGAGCCGAAGCATTCGTTCCGTCAAAGTGTTTCCCCTGGCCACTATAGAGGCTATTGCCTCCTATGATATTACTATCAGCCATTTGTCTATCTCCTTAACGGTTTTATTTAAGTTCGGATAGACTTCTAAATTTATCTACCCAAACAGGTTATCAGTACTATTGTCATGACCAAGAATATTATCAAACACTGAACGATCTTCAGACTTGATACTTCCTTGATTATTGACTCCACTAGCAGATGTAGGCATCTTACTTACAGTTTTCATCTGTTTCATCATATCCTGTTTGGTATTTTGTGCAACATTTTGCTCAACTTTGCCCTTATTTAATAGATAATGTATATCATCTAAAGTTACTACATGCTTTGAAGCTTGGTCTTTAAATTGTCGAAAATCTGCTTCTGACATATTATGTCTTTTAATGAAATCCGACTCAACTTGCCTCATATGTTGTTGTTTCTGCACCATAACAGCCTTTTGCTGCTCTTTTTTAGTCATATCATTGACTCTAGCAGAAACCAACTTATCTACATGTGCATTCATTACTTTAGCACTATCAGATTCTGGTTCAGTCATAGCCTCATGTTGGTCAAATACAAAATCTTCATCAAGTTTTAACTCTTCTTGAATCGAAGGGGCGGGTTTTCCACCACCTTGAAGATAATCTCTAACATGCTCTACTAATCCACTATCTTGCTTCATGGCATCTAAGACAGGAACAAATTGTTCAACCTCTTTGTACCTATCTCGCCACTTTACGGCCTCACGACTACTATCTGTATATCGCTTTTGCCAGTCTGTGCCGTCATTCGACTGTGCCACTTTATTGGAGCCATCGTCTTGACTGTGGGTTACCTGTTCGGGGCCACTAAATTGACTTTGGGTTGCCTCAGTGTTTGCATCTTGCGGGTCTTGTATCCCGCCATTCACTTCCTGATCTAGTTGGTCGAAAAAATCTTGATCAGAGCCTGTAGAGGATTCAGCTGCTTCAAATGAATCTGCTGACATGCCTATTTCAGGGTTACTGTTTGTTTTTTCTTCTGAACTCATCGTTCTTTCTCCTTTTTCTCAATTAAATCTTGTCGTATTTTATTCCTTTTCTTGGGACTTTTCCAAGCCTTTTTTATAATTTTCCAATTCATCCTGTTGTCTAGCCATCATTAATTGCTCTTGATCCTTCATTCTTTGACCCATAGAATTGGCCTGATTCGCCATTTTATTCTGAAGATTCATCTGTTTAGCGTGAGTTTCTATATACTCTTTATTCATATTTGCTTTAACTTGTTCTTTCTTCTTGACGATTTCCATATCGGCTTGCATAACTTTTCCCTTAATTCCAGCTTGAACTAATTGTCTTGATAGGGTTTCTATGGTTCCTTCTTTATCTTTTAAAGATTCTTCCATAGAGGCAATCTGACTTTGCATTTGAGAATACATACTCTTTCTTTCAACTATTTTTTCTTTATTCTTAAGATCTGTCTCTGCTAGCACAGCCACATCATCAATTACTCCCATTTTCATTAATTCTTTCAACTCTTCTAAGTAAGCCCATCTATTAATAGGTAATGTAGAGCCTGAAATAATTCTTAAATCATATTTATATGCAGATATATCCATACTCTTGCCTATAGCCTCTCCCATATCATTATATATAGGGACATTAATCTCATTTTCTTTTTCATCTTGAAGGGCATTTGGTTGGATAATTCTAAATTTTTTATGTGCAGAATAGGTAGCTTGGCAATATTGAATCATCACAGTTCCTAACTGCTTTAAACTTGGTTCTATAGACGTATTCATCCACTGTCTAATTCTTCTCGTTCCATACTCATCTAAAGCTAACATACCTCTGTAAGTTTCAGAGGCACCTCCTGAATCTCCCATCATAGAGCTATATATGCCAGCAAGATATTCCATATCACCTTTTCCTTCTTGAACTATTTGGAAAAAAGCATTAGATAATGGAGCTGGTTGCACGACTGTCGGAGGAGTA